GATTCATACCCTTACTACTATCTAAGGGGGCTAAGGTTCCCAACTTTATATATATCTTTTTTATTACTCACAAGTTATTCCCAACCCATAGTAATATAATAGTCTTTTAAAGCTCTACAATAGGCCTACAAGCCACTTAAACGCCCTAAGGTATACCAAGTATACCCTAAAATATTAATATGATTAAAAGTTCCTAATAATATAACTTTTATAATCATTAGTTTTAAAATTATCTAAGTCATATTTATAAAATTCAATTACTTCTGTTTTGTTCTTTATCATAAGAAGCGATAAATCATAAGCTTCAAATAAATCATCTAAATTATCATATTCTGAATAATCACAACACAAAGAAATATAATCAAACTCTATCTGAAAATCTTCTTCTTCAAGTTCTTCAAGATAATTGAAGAGTGCTTTTTTACCCTCATAAGAGAAATTATCTTTATGCTGTGAAAATTCATTCGTTAAGTTTATAAAATCGTGCTCTGTTAATGTCATAATCATATTATTAGTTCCTTATATTAATTGGTTTCATGCTTATCTTACTACCTATAATTATAAAAGTTCCCATTTATTTATAATATTTTTGTTAAAGTTGTCAAGTCTTTTACTTTAAAATGTTTAGGTAGATGTTCATTTAATATAGTTTCCAATTCTTTATTTAATAATAATAGTTTTTGAATTGTATTAATTTCATTTAGAGCGTCTTTATAATCTTTTAATATTTTTATAAATATTTCTCTATTTATTGCTTTTTTATTTTTTTCATATTCTTTAATTAATATCATATTATTTATTCCTTATTTAAATTGTTTTACCCTTATCTTACTACCTATAACAAATAAAGTTCCCATATTTATTTTATTGCTCTAATATATTCTTTAGTAAATTTATCTTTAAAGTAGTCATGCTTTTTGTCGCTGTGCATATACATATAAATATTATGTTTTGCACTTGGGAATTGTTTAAACATGTTTTCAAATATTTCTTTTATAGTTCTGTTTGTGTCAATGTGTTCAATCGTAATATTTTTATTAGTCATTTTTTTTATTCCTTAAATTGTTTTACATCTACTCTTACTACCTATAATTAAAAAGGTTCCCATTTATTTTGTATATCGTCTATAATAATATTATTTGTTTCAATATTATCCTTATTTAATAAAGATAAATTACCTAAGGCTTTAATAAATTTATCTTTATTAAAATTAATATTTTCTTGTTCAAAGTATTCTATTAAATCATTTATAAAATCATTGTATTCTATTTGATTTTCTGTAATATTATTTTTTCTATCAACATAAATACTTGTATTATTTTTAATTAATTTTGCCATTTTTTCAAAGTGTTTTTTTGTCATTTTTTTTATTCCTTAAATTGTTTTACCCTTATTATATGTATTAAAAATTATTTTGTTCCCATTTATTTTATTTGTCGTCATAAAAATAAAGTTTTTTAAAATAGTTGGGAACCTTTTAAAGTGTAGAGCATATAAGTAGTAGTAAGCACAAAAATGCTTACGATAGTTATTTTAAAATTAAATTAAAAAAGGAAATAATCTAATGAAAAAAGATAAAAAGCTAAAACCCTACAAAGAGTTAAGCAAAAAACAACAAGAAAGAGTTAGTGAATTAATTCAAAAAATTGAAGCACTTAACGAGGTTGTTGATAAGAAAGTAAGTGAGGCACGAACAGAGGCCTCTAAACTATTAGACGAACTTGATTGGGATAATCCATACGATTATCAATTCGTAGACGAAATTGATAGTTGTTTGAGGTTCTTTGGAAAAGATATGAAACTATTTTAAGACAAAATAAAATAGTTGGGAACCTTTTAAAGTGTAGGATGTTAGAGTAAATAGAAAAGATATTTGAAAAATTAGGTAGTGAATTCATTTATATAAGAAAGGTTTTGAAGACATTAGTTTGGATTAAAGGCCTCAATTTTAAGAAACTTGCAAGATTAAAACTGCTTTAAATGAGAAAAGACGCTAAAAGGAAATTGAGTAATTACTTTTTCTTCGTTAGTTGTTCACTACCTAATAAAAATGACTTAAAATTAAACTTAAATAGTAATAACTCGTAATAGGTTTGCGTTATAGTAAAAGGGCTATTTAAAAGGAATTGACATATGTTCAACAATAAGGACTTGCGTGTAAGAGTATGCTCATTTTAAAGTTTGGATTAACTGTGCCAACGCTATTTAGGTTTAAGAATATAACAACAAAGAAAGTGAGTATAAAATGAGTGAAAAACATTATCAAAGTCTGCATAAAGAACTAATTAAAAATCAGAAATCTTTTAATTTCTTAGAGGGTTTACCAATTTTTGATGAAAACGAACTAACAGACAAAGGACAATATTTAATTAATAGTATATTTAATACTAAATATTTAATAAGAGATGTTTTTGAATTAGATACATTATTAGATATTAAAGTTTTATTAGATGAACAAATAAAAGAACTATCTCAATAAAATAATTGGGAACTTTTATTAGTTTCTGATGTTAGAGTAAATAGAACGAACAAAATGGAGAGTATAAATATGAAAGCAAAAGAATTAAAAGAAATACTAAAAAATGTTGATGACGATAATCCAATAGGATTTTATGTTATAGGGGCAGAGTGGACAGATGAATATGATATTAATTTAGGAAGTCCACATGTTATTTGTTCTAATGGGATAAATGATGAGGGTTGGGTAGATTTTGGTTTTGAAATAAAATCAATATTTAAAAGTGTTAGACAAAATCAAAATCATTTAGAAAGACTTAAAAAGTTGGAGGAAAAATGACAGTAAAAGAATTAATAAATGAACTCAATAAGATAGAAGATAAAACTCTAAGTGTTAGAGTATTAGAAGACAATACTGATAATCCTAATTACAACATGGAAAATTATTGGATAGATAGAGTTGAAGTTGCTAACAAAGGACAGAGTGGTTATGAACTTAATGGCGAAGTAATTTTAATAGGAGTTGAATAGTTGGGAACTTAATTTAGTTTCAGTAGTTAGAGTAATAGAAACAAAAGGAGAATAAATGGAAAATACAGATTGGAAAAGTGTTAAAGAAAAAGCAGATGAATATGATAAATCAAACACTTGGGAACACCTTGACAAATTTGACAATTCCCACGAGTGTGAAAGTAATATAAACAAAAGGATAACTAATGAACGAAAAAAGAAGAGAACAAATAGCAACAGCAATAAGTAACAGAGAGTTAAATATAGACGAATTATTACTTGATGTTCAAAAGATAAAATTGGAGGAAAAATGACTAAAATAACTTACCCTTATTCCAATATAGTAGATGTTATTTGGATATTAAAAGATTTATTAGAACGATTAGAAAATAATGTAGAAGCTACATACGAAATTAAAAAAGCAATAAAAATACTGGAGGAAAAATGAAAGTAAAAAGATTAATTAATACCTTAAACAAGTTAGATAAAAACAAGGAAGTAGTTTTATATTTATTAAAAGATTACAATTTAGAAAGTTTAACATTAGAAACTATTTTAGGTGTAGATGATAGAGTAGAAATTACAATGGAGGAAAAATGAAAGTAGATGAACTAATAGGAATATTAAAAGACATAGATAAAAACGAAGAAGTTAGAATATTTGTAGATAATGAAAGTTATCCAATATGTCTGGTTGATTTGTCTATAAACGATAGAGTAGAAATCAATGTGAACAAGGAGGAGAAATGAAATTAGACATGTTTGATAACTTAATGAAAGAGAACTCAGTAGATACGATTATCAATGGGAAAAGATATGAAGGTGTCAAAGAAAAAGACAGAACCTTAGAACTACAATATCTTTTAAACATTGGACTGCAAGATAAACTAAGTCAAGATAAAAGAATAGAAAATCTAACTGATTATAGTTTAGAACTTGCAAGTATGGGCGATAGTCTGTATAAAGTAAGACTGAATAAATGTTGGACACAATGTTGGCCACTACGAGATGAACAAGACATGAAAAACATTATCAAAGTAATGTATAGTCATATCTTTGTTTCAAATAGAGATTGGAGAGAGAAAGAATAAGGAGATAATATGAGTAAAGAAAAAATGAGTAAAGAGATATGGGTTTGTGATGATTGTGGTAGTGATGAAATAATAACTTGTTGTTTCGTTTATTCCAACTCTATGAAATCGGAAGAAGAAGGCGACTATTATTTATACGCAAAGAGTTTAGATTTACCAAATGAAGAATGCGACTTTTGTGAAGATTGTGGCGACTTAGCAAGTGTTTCTTTAAAAGAAACTAAGGAGAAAAAATGATATATAAAGAAATAAAAGAAATACATTGTATTGAGTGTCAAGAACAATTACCACAAACAGATAGTGCTTTTACTGGAAGCACTAACTATGACATTGAAAATACAATGTTTGTTTGCGATGAATGTTTAGAAGAAGATGACAAACACGAGTTTGATAGTCCACATAAATTGGAGAAAAAATGAGTAAAACAACATGGACTGATAGGTATGGGAAAAAAGATACTTTGATTAAAGAGTTAGAAAAAGTATTTAAAGACATTCATCACGAAAATAGAGATGTGATTAAAGATGTGGATAATCCGCTTGGCAAGAAAGACAATTTTTTATATATCGCTAATAAAAGGATTGATAGAGCAAGTCAGGTAATTAGAAGTTTTAAAAATTTCTATTCAAGACACAATAAAAGAAATTATGATTTCTCAAAAGAAGATTTTATGGAAATTGATAGAAAAATTACCAATGCACTTGAATTATTTAGAGAAGATTATCAAGGATACTTTAAAGAAAAAGAACTTAAGAATGCAATAAGTTATGCAGGTAAACTTGCTAGAAAATTAGGCGTAAGAACCACAGATACAATGTCTGTTAATGTGAATGCTATTATTTTAGATTGGGTGTTGCAAAATAGAAACAACCAAGCTGAAAAATTTAAAATGAATGGAAAAAATATTGTTTACAAAATTAATCCATATAAAAATAAAAAATAAGGGACACTATGTCATACAACCCACATTAAAAGGGGTTAGTAGTATATTGATTATATCTGCTTTTCATATTAGTTCGTTGATGTGGTGTCCCTAAAAATTATATTTGAAAACTTGGGGGTGGTGGATATTGTCGCCACTCTTTGCGAAAGAGTGTTTGTTAGGGTAGTAAATAGTTAGAGAAAATGTTATATATGATGTCTGCGGACACTAATAAGAATATCTAATTAGTTATTGCATAGCAATTATATCTAAAAGCCCCCACTAGTATTTATGAAGGAGAAAAAAATAGTTGGGAACCTTTTTAGGTTTGTGGCATATAAGTAGTAGTAAGCAGAAATGTTTACGATAGCTATTTTAAAATTGTTAACCCTTAAAATAAGGAGGCTAAATGATAAGATTTAAAAAGTCGTTTGGTGGTAGGGAAAAGTATTTCTCTACTAAATATAAAAAAGACATAACTTTTGATTGTGTTATTAGAGCAATAGCACACGCAACAGGTCTTGATTATATGAAAGTCTTTACGGATTTGTGTAATTTAGCAATTACTACTGGATACCTTCCGAATGCTAAAAAGACTTACGAACCATACCTGATTTCAATAGGCTGGAAAAAACATAGTCCCATGAAGAATGGTCATAACAAAAAGGTTCGTTTGAAAAATTACAAGACCGAAGGCACATACATAGTTCTTACTGCTGGTCATTTGACTTGCATAAAAGACGGAATAATGTATGATGTTTGGGATTGTAGGAAGTCGTGTGGTAATTCATACTGGATTAAATAAATAAACACAGGGCTGGGGTAAAACCCAGCCCAAAGAAAAAAAGATATTTGAAATATGATTGAGCCTATATTAAAAGGAGATTGATTGTGAAGTAGGATGGCATGATTAACAACTGATTGTAGGCTCACAATATTAAGGTTCGGACAGAAGTGCTGACTGGGGTTATAACGCCTAGTGCAAATCTAGGATGCAACGATTATATGTAATACCGACTAGCGACCATGGAAATCCGATTAAAATTATTCCATGTGTATGAGTATAAACATAGGCAATACACAATGCCTTAATAATAATTGGGAACCTTTATTGATTGGGTTCGTATATGTAATAGAAATTAAAAGGAGGTTGTATGAAATATACACCAAAAGAAAAAAAGATAAATAGTAATTGGCTATATAGATTTGAGAAGTTAAAACAATTTGTAGCCAAGCATGGTAGATATCCACAACAAGTTAATGGTAAGGTTGAACGAAAACTTTACGCATGGGTATCAGCACAACGCAATAGATTTAATAAAAGAATTTTACAAATGGAAAAGTTTCACTTGTTAAATGAGTGGGGTTTTATGTGGTCCAGACAGAGCAATGTATGGCTGACAAGATATAAAGAACTCTCTAAACATATAGAACGATATGGAGAAATACCCTCACAAATTAGAACAGATAGATTTCCACATAGATTAGATAGTGAGGGGAAGTGGATATCTGATAAGGATAAAAACCTACACAGACTATCTTTGTGGGTAATGGCACAAAGGAAAGATTGGAAACTTGGAAAGCTACACCCTTATAGGTTAGAACTTTTAACTGATATAGGATTTGATTTTAGTGTTGTTGATGGCCCAAGAACTAGAGATTTTTCTGCAAAAACTGAACAAAAGATACAAGGAATGGAGGACTTAAAAATGATAGAACAAAAGAAAAAATACTTTAATATAAAAGACCATAGTTATACCGCTATAACTTCTAAAGAACAAGAAGTAGATGATGACTATGCTAAAGATGAAGCGGAACGAGAAAAGAACTTGGACTATGCAAGAGATAATATGACGAATGATTTAGAATATAATGAAGACGTTGGAGAATGGACTCCGAAAGGAGATAAATAGTTATGGGATTAGACCAGTACGCAGGTATAAAAAACTATACATATCATTATGATATTGATGATAAGCATTTTTCTTACACGAATGTTGGACCATTTGAGTGGAGAAAACACGCAAGACTACAAGAGTTTATGCATAGATTATATCTGGAAAAAACAAAACAAGAAGCAAGTAAGGATAGTAAAAAGAAATGGGTAGAAGTAGATGGAAACCTATACCCTAAAGAGTTTGGGACACTAGAACTTACAAGTGAAAATATAAACAAACTTGAACAAGCAGTTCTCAGTAGATATAAAGACTATGATTGTGATGGTGGATTCCTTTGGGGACATCAGTCTCAAGAGTATGATGCTGGGTATTACTTTGAACATGATATGAAATTTATTAAAACAGCTAGAAAACTTTTGAAAAAAGGTTTGAAGGTATACTATAGGGAAAGTTGGTAGGCTTCCTTAATAGTATCACTAATAATAAATATAAACAAAGGAGTGAAAATGGTAGAAAAAAATAAAAAAGATAAAATGGTAGATGATGCCTTTAAAGGTTTAAAAGAAAATATATCTATTCTGTTGAAAGAAGGATATCTTTTGACAGTGAAGTATATTCCCCCAGTAAATAAGAGTGGTGGATTTCATTTGCGAATAGATAAAATAGAAGAGAATGGTGTTTCATTATGAAGTGTTCTTGTGGAAAGAGTATAGCTTTTGAGAGTTGCTATATTGTTGATAATGACAATGAAGCAATCTGTGAATCTTGTCATAGAGAACGAGAGAAAGAGAAACATCAAGTCCCTGACAATTTAAAAGATGTCATAGAAAACGAGAGATGGAGAGATATGAGAAAGAAAGGGGAAGTATGAGAGATTATAAAGTAGAAAGTATTGAAGCAAAATACAGAGCAGACATAGAAAAGCTTGGACAATATGCGGTAATAATACCGCTTGACAAAGAGGACTTGGGAGCATACATTGAAGAGTTTGACACAATGAAAGAAACCCAATCAAATGAAATATGCCGAGAAGTAATTAATCTATTAGAGTTTGAAATTATTATGATGAATAACAAGATAGATACTAAAGGCAATAGGTTCATGTCTATTGTAAAAGAATGTGTCAAGAAAGTATGTCGTATGAATAAATTAAAATTTAAAGATAACGATGATATCTTTTTATTAGGAGAAGGTAGTGCTTAATATTAAAGATATATATGCTGCTTATTTACAGAAGCTAAACGAAAAAAACCAGACAAAAAGGTATAAGGGAAAGGAACATTGGTTCCATGCTTCGTCTAGCGGTATGTGTATGAGAAAAATATATTATAATAGTGTGGAACAAATTGAAGGTTCAGGCATAGATAATAATACAATGAGACTATTTAGGTTAGGAGACTTGGTGCACGGAGATATACAAGATGCACTAATGCTACACGCAAAGAAGAAAAAAGTTGACATTCTTATAGAGAAAGAAATAAAAATGAAAGATATAAATGTCAGGGGTTTCTTTGATATCTGTATTGTAGATGATGATGCGATGTATGACATAAAAACTTGCAATAGTTTTAAGTGGAAGTTCTTATTTGGTAGAACAAAAGACCCTGAACCAGCAGAGAATTATGCATTACAATTAGGAACCTATGCATACTGGTATCAGAACAAGTATGATATCAAGTTAAAGAAACTTGCACTGTTATATTATAATAAGGACACCTCTTTAATGAGAGAGGTTAATGTCCCTACGTCTTTTATTGATAAGGCTTACAGCTATTGGGAAGATGTAAATGAACGATTTAAAATAGGAGTTCCCAAGGTTGAGCTTGGTATAGCACCAGCTTATGAGTGGGAATGTAATGTAAAATATTGTCAGTTTTATGACCACTGCGGTGGTGGTTTAAAGGGCATAAGTAAATGGAGAAAAAAATGAAAATAAATATAGAACAATCAGCGATGTCTGAATCAATTAAGAATCTTGCTAGTGCACAAGTTAAAGTACAACAAGAGATTAAAGACATTGGTAAAGATAGTGAAGGGTATGGGTATAAGTATACATCTTATGATACATTAGTTAAATACTTAAGACCTTTACTAACAAAGTATGGACTATCATTTGTCCAGATGCCAGTAGGCAATGACGGTGAGATAGGAGTACAGACGATATATATGCACACATCAGGGGAATGGATTACTAGTGTAGTTAAATCTCCTATTGTAGACTCTAAACAGATGAACATATATCAGTCAGTTGGTGCTGCGATTACATACTTTAGAAGATATAGTTTGTCCGCATTTGTTGGGATTGCTAGTGATGAAGACAATGATGTTGCTACAATAAAGGTAGAGGAAACACCTGTACCTAAACCAACACCTGCAAAGAAACCTACAAAGAAAGTGAACACGAATCCTGTATCACAGACAGACGAGGTTATTCTTCGTGGGATGTTAAAGGAACTTGGCGATGCCACTGTGTCTGGACAAGTTAAAGAAGGACTTGAAACTGGCTCTATAAATGCTAAGAATGTTGAAGCATACAAGAAGAGATTAGAGGAAAAGATTGAAGAGAAGAATCCAGGGATTACTCCAGAGGAAGTAGATGAAGTCTTCTCGTAAAGAGTATGATAAGAACAGAAATCCTATCTATGCTTTAAGTCCAAGAGAGTTCCCTTACAAGAGCTTGAAAGACCCAAAGTATATTAAAGATAGGAACAAAACCTTTAGAAAAAATGGGAATGGTTGGTGGATTAAGTGAGATATAAACCATAAAAAAACAAATTTTAAGAGAAAATAAAAGTTTTCTTTTGGTTTCATTAATTGAAATGATTAAGTTGGTATGTGAAAAATAAAGTAGTAAGACTAGGAAAAAAAGTAATAGGGAATGTCGAGGGGGACACATTACATAAAATTGTTGACTCTTCAAAACACTTCTTACGAACACCTCCTGCAATAGCTTTTGATGAATTGGCTCTATCAAAGGCAGAGGAACTAGGAGCAACTAAGATAAAGGTTAAAGATAAGCTAACAGGGATTACTTATCACTCAACTATAGATGCTGTTCGTTCTAGGGGGTTTGCTTTTAACAGAGGTTTTGGTAGTCAAGTTGGACTTGCACTATCAGAATGGAGCAAGAATGAAGAGAGCCAAATTAAAATATTCGATAGCACAGAATAAGAAAGGCTTACATAATATGTTATATTCTGTTATGAATAGCAGTTGTAATTGGTGGTGTAGAAAATATTTTAAGTATGAAAAATACGAAGAAACTTTTAAAGAAATAAAACAAAGGAGTTCAAATGACGTTTAATGAGTCATGTAAATTTTTATCAAGGGTTCTTTTAGGAAACTATAAAGAACAAATGGTAAAGAAGAGTAAGAAAACAAATAACAAAAAGAAGGAGACTTAATAATGAAAAATATATTAGGTTTACTATTTGGTTTAGGATGTATACTGTTAGTTTCTTGTAGCGGTGCAGATGTGGAAGTTGTTTCTGAAGCACCAGCACCAATGGTAGAGACACCTGCACCTGTGGAGGAAACTCCTGCACCTGTAGTGGAAACACCAGCAACAGAAGAAGAAACTCTAGTAGCAGTAGAAACCCCAGCAGTAGAGGAAACTTATGCTGAAGAACCAGTAATGGAAACGGAAACGGAAACGGAAGTGGAAACAGAAACGGAAACTACAGAACCAGTAGTAGAAACAGAAGTAGCTCAATAAATTTTGAGAATGTGCTGACACAAAAATGAAAAAAAAGAAAGACAAACTTACCTATAGGGACATGGTAGAAATTCTAGGTTCATATAGAAAGGAACTTCTCATTGTTAGAAATGAGATTTCAGGTTTACACTTTCTTATTAATTCATTCTTGGAGATGCATGGAGATGTAGAGAAATTAACGGAATTTATAGAGGGTAAAATTGAAGAGAAAGAAAACTCGTCAACAGATAGGGAGAAGGAACAGGCAAAGGGGAGCCGAACTTCAAAGACTGTCAGTAAATCTGGCTAAATCGTTTGGCTTAAAAGCACACAACAGAGACAGGGGTGGTGCTCAACATCCATTAGGAGATATTCTCATTGAGGATAAATACTATGGATGTAAAATGCGAAAGTCTATTCCTTCATATCTGTTTCCAGAAAAGAAAGAAGTGGGTGTTGTTATCAGAAAAGATAGAATGAAACCTCTCATGGTCATTGATTTGGAAACATACTTATTAATGATAAAATTATTGAAAGAGGTGGAGAATGGAGATGAGAGCACTGATTAATCTGTATAGGAGACTGTACGACAAAGGAATAATATCAGATGCAGCGGTTGAAAGGCACAATGAATTGGTTAAAAAATATAGAAAAAAATTAATGAAGTCTTACGATTCGAAGACTGGAAAGAGAATTAAGAAAACACAATTTTTAAAAAAAAGGAAGAGTAAATGAAAATGGATTTTAGCAAACTACGGATTACCTTTAAGTTTAGGCTTGAAGAACTTGAGAACATGATTGAAGTGTATACAAGACAACCGCATGACAGTCCATTAGAAGATGGGATTAGAAAAGATTTAAGAAATATTAGAATAAAAGTAGAAGAAAGAATTAATGTAGAAAAGAAAGCAGCAGAAAAAAGACCAAACGAAGAAGTGAAATTAACTTCAGCAAATCCGACTTCTGTTGAACATATAAAATAAAGGAGTATACAATGGGCGATTGGAAACCACAACCAAACAGTGCGAACTTATTCTTTAACGATGTTGGGGACAACCCAAACAGACCTTGTTGGAAAACAACAGGGCCAGTAGAGTTCAATGGTGTTGAAGGATACATCTCTGGGTGGGAAAAGAAAGCAAGGAATGGGAATGATTATATATCCCTAAAGTTTGAGACTGTAGAAGAATATGAATCTCATCGAAGTTCATCTAGTAAAAAGACTACATCGGTATCTGAAGAAAAGATACCATTTTAAAATATACTGCCAGGTGTTTCTTTCATGTTCATATTATGTTATTGTTTCCTTACACTTGGCAGTAAATTAATGGGGTAACATTATGAACTTAAATTTAATGGCACAAAAGGAGTGTCGCAGGTAACCAATCCTGTTATTACCTTTAACTGTTAATTTAAGCAAATACAATGGTTGGCTACTAGTTACCCCAAAAAAATTAAATGGGGATTATAGATGAATAAGCCTTAATCATAGGAGAAAAAAGATGACAGGTCTTGAAGAAGTATATTTAAAAAATATAAGTAAATTAAAAAATGAAATTAAATTACTTAAAAAAGAGTATAATCAATTAAGTACAGATTCCGAACAAGCACGAGCTTTTTATGCAGACCATAAAGGAATATCTTGTGAATCAATATATCAAAATAGTGAAAAGTTACATTCTGAAATATTACAATTAAAACACCTAAGAAAAATGGATTTAGAGTTTTTATGTATTTTAGTTTGGGGATATGGAATAGACAAGCATAAGTATAATTCTATGGACAAAAGAATATATTCTGGATATAGCACTTATCTTGAACGTGATTACGATTGGGATTGTTTAGTGGAATTTGTGAATGAAGATGAAAATTACGCAATATTTGACAGAATAGAACTAATTAATAATGAAGATTCTAATAAAGATGATTACGGATTAAAAGATTTTGTAAATGAAGAACAATGATAAGATATTACACTTAATCAAAGAAAGATTAAAAAATGGTGCAAGTAAGTATGGTGAGCAAGTACCGATTGATGGAAGTAGAGACAATCTCAAGGAAAGTATAGAAGAATTATTAGACTTATGTGTCTATTTATCCGCTGTTGCTTTAGAATTACACGAAAAGTACGAAAAGATAGAATGACGTACTATAATGTATCTCTAAGATAGTCAGTATGTTTATCCAATAGTTATATCCAAAAGAAAAAGATATGGCCATACAGCCGTATCCTCGTTAGAAAGTCGTTCAATGTGATAGAAGTATGTCCTAAAATTAACAAGAGTTGTGCATTCTGTGGTAAAAGCAGATATAATAGAGATACAGGCACATGGGATGGGGTTGAAAGATTGTATTGCGGTGCTGCTTCAACGACTGCACCAGTGTCTCAGCTACCTGATTGTTGGAAGAACATGAGTAAGAGTCAGAAAAGGAAATTTAAACTGACACGAAAGTTTTAGTTCTTATTTTCTAAGTCCTTTTTCTTTTTCTCTTTTTCTTCTTATTTCTCTGAAAGATTTTTTTATAACCATATCATAGATTTCTTCATGGTTATCCGCTATTGGAGCTATGTGACCATAAGCATGGTTCCATTCTCTAGCCTCTCTTAGTATGTCAGCTAGTACTTTTTCCTTATCATTTTCATTGACCATGTTATGTGCTCTTCTCCAACTATTAAAGAACTCCGCTTCTTTTTTTCCTTTAATATATACCAATCTATTTCTTTCTGATTTCCAATCTTCAAATCTTCTTAATGATGCACGTGTTGGTCCACCAAAATATTTTGAAACTTCTCCTGGCAATCGGTCCATCTGTTCATCAAAGTCTAACAACCTTCCTTCAGATAGAAAAGATACGAAGTCATCTACTAAATCTTCTCCAACAGCATATGCTAATGGCGTGACTTGAAATTTTACACTAGCCCATTTGTCTTCTGCGTGTAGTGTATCTCCCATATAACCAAATGCACCTACTCTTGCAAGGCCATCTATAAGACTGTCCTCATCATGCCTTGATAACTGTTCTTTTCCAGACAATACTTCTTCTAACATATTTTGAAATTTTATCAGTTGTGTACCAGCAGCACCAGCCATTGCTAATCTTATTAAAGGAGCAGTGTTTCCATAAGCTAAACTCTTTGTCACTGTATCGTGTGCTAGTTTTGTTTGTTTGATTACGAATGATTTAAGTCTAAATAAATTTCTAAATGCTGGGTGTGACATATAATATGCCTCATTTGCTGGGTTTCTTTTTAGCTGTGTTCTATCTGCAAAGAATACTGAACCATCACCAGCCTGTTTCCTTGTCAGCTTCCCTCCTGTATATGTAATATTAAAATCTTGTAAGAGTTTTTCTCTAGCAAAAGCTTTATTTTGTTCTATTCTTTCAGACCCTTGAACTTCTTTTTCCCCAAAGGTATCTCTTTCCATTTCTTTTTTTACTTTTTCAGAATAAAGTGTTCGTTCAAAAAGATTTCTACCAGTCTTTGCAACAACCATTAAATCATTAATAGCCTCAAACCCTACCAAGATAGCTTGTTCATGTACCGCTTCAGTAGAACCTTTCATTGTCCCTCTTCTTAATAATGTTTTTGCTATCCCATCAGGTAAAATTTCTGGATTAATTCCTAATGTAAGTATACTTCTTTTTGATGCCCAGTTAGCAAACTGTCTATGCCAAGAGTTTTTATTGCTGTATGTTCCGTATGCCTGTTCAAAGATAGCTTGTTCTGATAATGACTTTTGTCCCACCTCTTCAAGAATCTTTTTCTTTTCTGCTCTTCCTTCAGCTGTAAGGTTTTTAAGTCCAGACTTCACAGCAGGTAGAAATCCTGATGTTGGTACATAAGATATTAAAGGTTGAAACCAATTATATATAGGACCCCAACCAAAAGAAACTAACAATCCAGAAGCAACATTGTTAATCATTTCTATTGTGTAGTCTGTTGCTTTCCCTATGCTTCTAACTGCATCCCATCCTTGACCTAATGGTTGTGTCCAAAACTTTTTATAAACATTTTGAGCTTCAAATAAATCCATCAATGTTTGATGGTCTGCGTCTCTACCTTCTATCCTTAATGTTTCTAATGTATTTTTAAATACTTCATAGTTATTCCCGAAAGATTCTTGTACGGCTAATGCTTCAGCAGCATCTTTAAGATATCTGTTCTTATTTGCAAGGGCATCAGTATGAAAGATATCAACATCATAACCATTTTTTTCTACATTCCATTCAATATTTGTTGTTCTTCCTTTTGTAAAATTATAAAAAGGATTACTGCTTAAGTTGTTTAACTCTGTATTTATTTCTTCAAATGCTCTAGTCCAATCTATTTTCTTTACCCCACCTTTTGTTGATGTATGTTTGTTTATAGATTCCTGTACATATTTTGTAGCTCCCACAGATTTATTTGATTTTAACCACCCCTTAAGTACAGTTGCTATAACTTGTTCCTGTGCTTTAGATAGCGGTTCGCTTTGACTGTTTCGGTTAGTATCCCTAACAAAGTCTAGCAACATATCTTTTCCTTCTACTCGTATATTTTTTACACTCAACTCTCGCTGTAATTCATATAAAGATTCTTTAACAGAGTCTCTCATATAACGAGGGGAATGATGTATGTTTAAAGGAACTTCTTTTGGGATAATCCCCTTTGACCTTAACAATCCTCCTATATATTTATATGAGTCTGCAACAGATTTCACGATAGAGTTCTCATTAATACCTCGTTCTAGTTCTCCTGTCATTTCATGTCTAGCTTCTTTGTTTATATTTTTATTGTTAAGGTGATGTATTAGTCCACTTCTTTTTGCTAGTGTACCTAACCACGATTGTGTTCTAGAAGGAAGGGAATTAAACTTTCTCCACATATCTACTGCAAGAGGTGAAACATTTTCTTGGTTTTTTATTCTTGCTTCATTGCTTCTCATCCTTGTAAAAATAGCCCTTGCCCATGGAGTATTTTTTAATGCTCCTATTGTTAAGAAATCAAACAAGCTACCAAGGATTGGTACCCTATCCTTTGGTATCCCTTTTGCTATAGATAAGTTTCTCTCTACTGTTTCGCCTATCTTCTTTGTTTGTAAACGTTTAGCAAGTTGGTATCTTTGGTGTAAAGGAATTTGATTAAGACCGCTTTCACCTTTTGGTACTTTAGGTACGGCTCCATCATAATATAATTTAGCCTGTGCTTCTGGACTAAAAGCTCCAAGTTCTTTTGACAATTCCACAATTCTTTTGTTTAATATTTCTACTGGTGCTCCGTCTATATTTTCTGTCTTATATTCATTAAAAAATCTTTCTCCCTTCATCCACTGTATTCGGTCTGAATCTGCTGCTCTATACCTAACATTCCCTTTAGAATTAATTCCTTCAACAAATACCTCTACTCCATCAGCTCTCCATGTAGAATTATTCTCTGTCACTTCCTGTCTAACTAGTATTCCTATTTCTTGTTGGGCTTGTTCTCGTATAGAGTCATCTACTTTTGGATTGAATGCTTCATTAATTTTATTTACTCTTTCTCTCATTGATTTCTGAGTAGTATGTACTCCTTTTAATCCACCGACTACACCGATTGAATGAGCAAGAGCATCAATCGGAGGAAGAAGTCCATGTTCTGGTACGGTAAATGCATATCCTCCACCAACAACTTCTCCAGTTGTTGCTGATACTTTATCTAAAATTCTAGCAGATGATGTGCCAGGGATATATCTAGAGGTAACCTTTTGTGCTGCTCCACCAACTAAAGGTTTTCCAACAGCACCACCAATAGGGAATGCAACACCAGATTTCCACATAGCCAATGAAGAATCTACTGTTTGTGCATAGTCTATTTTATTCATCCAAGAAGCACCATCTTCATGATATAGTTTTTGATTTACTATATCGTGTGCTCCTCCATATATTCCTAATGTATTTCCTGAATGTATTAAATTCTTTGGATTGCTAAATGTTTCATATAAAGATTTAGTAACCTTATTAGTGACTCCATCTCCAACCCCCTTTTTCTTAAACCCTTCTTTAATTGCTTTAATACTCTTTGGTAAACTTTTAACTATCTTGTCTGAAATTTTTCCAAGTCTAAATGCTTTTGCCCCAGCTCCTGCAGCCCCTATAGTACCACCTGATACAGTTGAAGCTGCCGCAATAGGTAAAAAATCAACACCTATACTTACTATGGTTGCTCCAATATCAAACAATATATCTTCACTGTATTCACTATAATCATCGGATACATTTGCTTTTCTTAAAAAGTCTGGAGTATATTTATCAATAGTTTGAGCAACATTATTTGCACGACTACCCCAATTTTTAACCGAAGCATCTTCTACTGCTGTCTTAGCTGTAAGGTCTACAGCATTCGCCCATAAAGAGGTACTGTACCCTTCTTTAAGAACATCTCCCCACCAATTAGGCATTAAGATATGAAAGTAAGGCGTGTCGTTTGGAGTTTCTACAGGTTTATAATTTACCTGTGGAGAGTTTTCATACTGTGGTAAAGTAGATTGGTATTTACTTTTCTGTAATAGGGGGTTGTGTCGTGGCACGTTAAGTCCCTTTCGGTCTTACGTATCTTTGTAAGTTTTTATCAAACTTCCACTCACCTGTAACTGTATCGTGAACCTTATTTATTCTTTTGCTAAGTTCTCTGGATAATGAAAGTATTTGATTTCTTAATTGATGATATGATATACTGCCAATTTTTCCTTCCTCATTAAGTTTGTCTAATGATGCTAAATCATTGAGATAGTTTTTACGATGTCTCATCATAAATTCTTTAGCCGAGAATAATTCTTGTCCAGAAAGCATCTCTTCTACGGTAGGCATTTTTTCTAATTGTGTTTTATAAAAGTCGGTCTCTGTTAAAGCTACCTTATCTGATGTTTGAAAGCTTTCTTTTGGGAGTCCTTCACTTAAATACTGAACATCAAAAATCTCTCCTTCTTGCATTTCTATTTTGAAATCTTCCGCAGGAATTTCTCCTTGGTCAGTAAGATAAGATGGAAGAACATCTTTAAAATTTGTTTCATCAACAGAAGCTTCATCAAAATCATATGATAAAGAATCTTCCCCACTTGATGTTAATGTTAATGATTCTAATTTTTGATTCACTACATCGTCTGTTGTTTTATTCCCTGCAGCTATATCAGATACATCATTAAGTATGTCTGTATTAAGTATATTTGTCCTTACAAATGGGTCTTCAGTATCTGGACCTCTAACAAAGTCTGATAATTTCATTGCATCTGCACCATATTGTGGCATCGATTCTTGGTAAGAAGAGAAATCATCGCCGTATGCAGGTATATTCTCTAATACATTTACCACAGAATCTACTGATGTTGTATCTAATGGTGTTGCTTGTATTGATGATGATAAATTGTCTACTACCCCCAATGCTCCATTTACTATATCATCAGATGTCATTACATTTGTCTGTGCAAAATATTCAGGGTTAAACAAAGGATTGTCTAATGCTGCATTAACTTCAGGTTCTTTGTAAGTTTCTTTAATAAAGAGCCAAGGGTTCTCTTGGTATCTTTTATATGCTAACTTTACTTGAGTAGCTTCTTTTTCCCAAGCTTCTATTCCTTCTAATTGTTTCCACTTTGTAGTTTCTTCTATAGAATCAACTTTTTCAAGTTCCAAAAGAGCTGTTTGTTTTTGAACCTTATCGTCTTCACTTGAAGATTTATGGATTCCTAAATCTTTTTCTATTTGTGCTTTTATAACTAACTGTTTTGGATAGGCTTTGTCATAACTGTTGTGGTTCATAGAAACCTCATCCCAAGCTAGGGCCATATCCCTATCGGATGTCAGTACTGTTTTTGCTCTTATATTTCTTGCAGAGTTATATACCCCTCCTTGGTCTGCACTAAAAACAAACTTATTATCAAGGTCTATTAATCCTTTTGCTGTTGTAATCTCTCCTTGGTTACCTAATGTTTGTATAATTTCATAATTATTTTTAGAAGCTGCACCGTACCCATCACGCTTACCTTCTTCTAACTCATTATGTCTTGACATAATACTGTTTACATCGTCTTGACCAAGAATATCAACATATGCACTACCTATTCCACTTAGTTGATTCTCTATCATCCAATATGGTTTGTCTTTCATTGAAGTCCATGTCCCTTGTATATCATTGACAAGGTTTTGTCTTGCTCTGTCTGTACGACCTTGCTGATATTTCTGTTCTGCTAAGTCAGCATTATATTTTAACCTATCTCTTTCTAATTGAAGATTAGCTTTAGTAATATCACGGTCCATTCTTTCAGCATAAGTACCAAAGATAGAGTCTACAACACTCTCGTCTGGTTCACGATAATCAACATTAATATATCTTGATAGTCCTTCTAGTGGATTCCGTGGCATTTTAGTATCCTCCCTCTTCGTCTTGTCCATACCCTAAATTCTGAATGTAACTTTCAACCTGTGATAAGGTTGGCCAAGCACCAGCCGTTGTAAATTGTTCATTAATCCATGACTGTATTGACTGCATATCTTGTGATTCTATATCATACAGAGAATAGATTTGATTATACTGAGAAGGGTTAGCTACTTGATAACCTGTACCTACGCCTGTACCTGCACCTGTACCTGTATCTCCTCCAAACTGATATGAATAATCCTTTAACTTTGTTCCCATATCTGTGTGTAATCCAATTACTTTGTCTGCAATACCAGCTAATCCTTCTTTTAATCCACTAACTACTTCACCTCTTAATCCTTCAAGTTCTGATTGATAGGCTTCTTCTCCACCTAGCAACTGCATCTGCATTGCATCTCTTAATGATTTACGAGCTTCTCTCCCTCTTCCTGCCTTTCTACCTGATTGAAGGCCAGAGACGGATTCTTCTTCTGCCATTCCTAATAATCCACCTACTTGATAAGTTCCTTCTGCTGTTGCTTGGTCTAATAACATACTACGATATCCTTGTAGGTTTTCTAATTTTTCTCCTGTGCCTTCCATATAGTTTGCAAACCTTCCAAGACCTCCTACTTTTAAAGCTTCATAGTCGGCAGCAGTTAATTTACTTGTATCAAATCCTGCTAAATCTGCTAATTCTTTCATTGATAATCTTATACCGCCCTCACTACCTTCTGCTGTTGCTGAAGTAATTTGACTTTTCCAAGGGTCTTGTAATCCACCATAGAAAGATTCAAATAAACTTTCTCTTGATGTTTTGTAAGGGCTATAAACATCAGCACCAAACATGGTGCCTCCACCTACTCCAGTACCAGTGGTATCTCCTGTTCCTGTAGTTGTCCCTGTACCAGCTCCTTCGTTCGGGTCAATCTCCCCATAGAATCCTCCACCAGTTGCTCCTCCTAATGTATCTTCTGGTCCAAACTTTCCTTGTGTAAACCCTTGTGTAAAATCTTGTGTTTGTCCACCAATAGCATCTAACTGTAATGATGTTGACATCTGTGAAGGTGTCTGTATGTTTAATGAAGGTTGTTGTTGTAATGGTTGTCCAAAGCTATTCACTCCTACATTATTTGATAAGTCTATATTAATAGGTTTTATCATATCAAAAGATTCTTTAAACAAAGGTTCAGGTTTTTTCTTTTTCTTTTTAAAGTTTGGTCCTTGAAGACTACCGAGTGCTAATAAACTATTTAGATTTGAAGGCATTATCTTCTACCTCTTTGAAACATATTAGGATTTGGTCTCATAAATTTTTTTCTTCTATTCCAACTATCAAATTCTTCTTGTGGATTTGTTTGGTTATAAACCCCTTGTGATTCCATTTCATCATTCATATAAGATGTACCATATACATCACCACCAATCGGGGTTTGTAGTCCTAAGTTTATATCTGTAGGTAATCCATAATCTTCTTCTTCTTGTGCTAGTGCTATCTCTGGTCTATCAGGTTGAAGTGGTATAGGTTTAGCAGGTGATTCATCCAAAGGTTTAAACATATCTAAAGGAGCTGTTTTGTCTATTGGTAAATCTCCTTCCATACCTTCAATCTCTCTAGCAAATTCTAAACCTGGTCTAGTAGGAGCAGGAGTCGCTACTTTAATATCTTCTAATAAAGAACCATCTATCATTAAGTCTGAAATTTCAGCTTCTTCATTAATAACATCTAATGCTGTCCTAGGAGCTGGAGCTTCCCAAGGTTCAAACGTATCTAGAGGAGTTTCCTCTATCATAAAATTTTCTCCTAATGGTTCTTCTACTTCTGAAAATGATGTATAAGATAACCCTCCAGAATCATACCCTTTTCCCTGAAGAAATAAATCACTAGACAATCCAGCTTCTTTACGCTTTCTTTCATAGCTTGTGTACCATTTATTCTTTTCGTCAAAAGTTGTTGCATCTAAATATTTTTTATAATCTAATGTTCCTTTAAATAATAGTTCTCCAGTCACTGAGTCTTTCTCATATCGTTTCATCCACTTTACAGGATTTTTCATAAACTGTCCTGTAATTTTACCTGAACCTTTTACAAAGTCTATTAAGTTCTTAGGCTTTAACCTTTCTACAATCGATAGGTCATTAAAGGATTCTTTAAGGGCTTTAATTTCAGGAAGTTCTGCAAGTTGAGACAACATCTTTTCAGATACTAATTTTTTCATACTCGCAGAGAACTTCATATCTTTCATTAGCTCTCTTGAGAATTTTCTAGCTTGTGAATCAACCTCTCTTGCAGCATCTTTTAATAAAGTTACTTTGTTTTGGTCAATACCCCCATAAGCTTTAGCCCTTAACCTATCTTTATTTGCTGCATCTGCAAGGCCAAATATAGCATCATCTATTTTCCCTGGAATAACTTTGCTTAGAATTTTTGACCATCTTCCAAATTTTTTAGATTTCTTTTTAGCTTTCTCAATTTTGTCCAATCTTGATTGAAGCATATTCTCAAGTATGATAGTCTCAGCTGATTGTGTTTGTGCTAAATTAAGAAGAGCATTCGTATGAGCTGTGCTATATTTAATATTATTCTGTTTATGGACTCTAGGATTAAAAGACATCTAGATATTCTCCTTCTTTTTTCTTAAAGAATGTTTGGGTTAAATTTACAAATTTCTCCTCGGCCAAGTCAAGAACAACGGTTGTAAAGACCCTATTAATATGTGTGTTATTATTCATATTATTTTAAAATTAAGCTTTCTCCATCTGGAGCAACTTCAAATTCTCCTACTTTTACATCTGAATCTCCAGCAGGAGGAACAGAACCATAGAAATTTTTACCAGTACCAGCTCTAACCCCACCAGAAAATATCTTAATAGCATCTCTTGCTGGTTTTTTTATATCAGAATACTTTGCAAATGTTTTTAATTCTTTTATTTCTGGACTGCTAAATTCTAATTCAAATATTTTTCCAAACTCTTTTCTTATAACTTTTAATCTTCCTTTGTGGTACTGCAATATTTCTTCTCCGTTCTTCATTTGCTGTATTGATACAGGTCCACGTTTAACCTGCTTACTTGTTCCAGCTACGGCTCTTCCTTTAATTAGTGCCATTATCGTACCCCCCTTGACCTAAATATTATACTCATATCTTGTAATTCAAAATCTGCTTCTGCTGTTCCAGCTATCTTTAATTGTAAAGATTTCTTTTTAGTTCTATATCCACTAGCTACTTCAAACTTTGTAACAGTCATTGTGCTATTAGTGGTCAACGAATTAGAATCAAATATATCTGTTGTTGCAGCAGCTCCTTCAAACCCTCCAGTGAGAACTAAGTTATTTCCATTCTTATGTGTCATGTACACTGAATAAAACTTTTTATCTACAGACGGTTCTCCTAAATCAAACTCTGGAGTTTGTATATCTACTGTCTGTGATTTGGCATCTGTATCATATCGTTTCACGGTATATACATCACTACTAGCATCTGTAGTAAATTCCATACATACTAATTCTTGGTTATATGGAACAAGGTTGGTTGTTTTCTTACTTACTAAAACATTTGTATCATTTATATTAGCAAAAGATTTTGTTGCTATGTCATATAGATAGCCTTTACTATCGGTAGAATTACAATCTCCTATTACAATGATTTGATTTTTCTTTGGTATAAATCCAACTGCACAGCTTGTACCAACTATATTTGTTGCCCAAGTATCTTCGTCTATAGCTGTACTTAATTTATTTATAGTGTCTGCAAAACTAAACATTCCATACTCATTTACCCATACTAATCCTAAATCTGATTTAGCTACAGCAGCAGGATGACTAATGCCTCTATTCTCAAACTCTCCTTCTATATACCAACCAGCATCAGAACCCGATGCAATATTAATAACGAATAGTTTGTTTTCCTTAAATACAAATAACCTATCTTGAAACTCTATTAGTTTAACAATCTTATCTCCATCATTGGTACCAACATCTATATAATAAGTTTGTGGGAAAGTATCGTATTTTCTAACAGGAGTATATTGTATCCTGTCTCCCATTTCCTTTACAACCCCTTCATCATTAGGATATAATATGTTCCCTACAAATGCTCTTTGATTTGCAACAACTGCTGTTTTGTATGCGTATGCTTCAGCCCCATTAAATGTAATTGCTTTTTCTTCTGGTAGAAATCCATTAATTGTAGAATAAGTATCTAGTGCAGGAGATTTAATATGGTAAGCTGTTGCATCAGTATCAGGGTTGTTGGTATCATTCGTTACTACATATCCTGATTTATCTATGAAGACATCATACTCATCCGCTAATGATACTCTTGAACCTAATTCAAAATTGATATCAAGTAACAATCTATACTCATCATCTGGGTTATTATAATTCTTTACATAAATTCTCATCCCTTGTAAGAACGCACTAAGGCTATCGTCTTTAATAGACATACTTGCTATAAAGTATTGAGCATCTGCAATAGTAATAGGAGAAAAAGGATTGTGTAATAAAGATTCTTGTCCACCAAAATATACATAAGAAATTCCTACTGCATAAATACCTTCTGGCCACAGACCATCGTCTCTACTACTACTACTACCAGTTCCAGTTGATGCCATCTTCAATCTAAATTCAGCTCCGCCTGTTGATGGAGCAGAACCGTCTTCTACGCCGTCTTCTTCATCTACTGGTGCAGCCAACGATTCAAAATCTGCAGTCACTGGTGCAGCCAACCCACCATTATAAAACTTCATTTGGTCTGTTACTGCTGCGGCATATACATCTGGGTGAGCATCATTAGTTCTTTCAATTCTAACCAGTGCTATTTGTTCATTCCCTGTATTACTGAAATCTGAATCTGCAATACGTAACCCTCCCTCTGCATAATAATATACTGGTTTAGCATCTGTTGCACTCCCCGATGCAATTAATGTTGCGGAATCTATAGGAGCAGCACTAGCAAAAGAACTGTTAGTACTTACAAATACTTCCCCTTTAGGAGAAGTATATGCTAAGTATTCCCCACCATCTGCCCCACTAGTAGGCACTATGTCACTACTAAATTTATACAACCCATATCCAGCTTCTATTCCAGCATTGCCATCATCGGTTAATGTATATGAACTGCTAAGGTTGGCAAATTGACCGCAAGTTATTATCTTGCCCATGTGTCCAACATTAACATTGGTAGCTTCTGCTAAAAATCCATCAGCTAAATCTTTTTGAGAGTCTTTATTATTAACTCCCAATTCAAATCGTTTTATATTGTATGATTGTTTTGCCATGCTTTTTTAAGTCCTTTAAAAGCTAAATCTATAACATATGTTATTACCATAATCGTTATGATAAAAAATCCAGTCCCTATAATTAACGTTAATCCTATAATCATTGTCAAGATATACGTTAAAAAAGACACCCACTCCATCACCCAATACTCTATAGTATTTGATGTGGTTGATTTTACTTTATCATTTAGTCTATTAAATACTCCTTCCAAATCTTTTGTCAAAGAAGACATTCTACTTTTTCTTCAATGCTTTTTTAACCTGTTCCCAAACTTTGTTATCTAATTTATTAGAAGATATTTCTACTAAATAGTCTCCTACTACTAGTAAGATAGAAACCAACGTTTCTTCCTTTACTACCTTCTTCAATAAATTTGCTATAGTTTTGCCCATTCTTTTTCTCCTTTGATGTTGATGTATTTTAGCCAACCGTTGGTGTATATCACCTACCTTGTCCGCTTCCATTGTATTTCTTTTTGTAATATTTCTTACTAACCTTACTACCATATTTCGTATGTTTACTTTGTCCTTGTCTTGTTTTTTTAGGACCGTTAGTTTTTCTTGTTTCTTCTCTGAAGTATCTTCTCAATGGTTAAGCACTTCTTTTCACTTTTTCAAAACTACGCATTCCCCCGAGACCGAGCATACCAAGAAGTATTGTTGTTAAAGTTCCCATATCAAACGTTGGTAATACTATTTCATTTCCAAAACTATATAACACAAACGTTAATAAGGGTTGAAGAATAAAGTGATACGCAAGTGCAGTAGCACATATCCATCCTGTAAAGGGTCTCCATCCTGCAACAAACATTGATGTATGACCTGCTTCTACCTTGTTTACTTCTAATTGTGCTTTATTAATTTCAGCAATAAGTTCAGCTTTCTCTTGTTTGTCTAGAGTAAACCTATCAATATTATCTGCAACCTTGCTAATAATATTACCAATCATGTCTAACTTAGGCACTGTTTCTTACCTTTCTTCATTTCGCCATCACAGGTTGGACAATAGTCACCACGGTCTAATACTCCCCATGTAACCTTGTCTAGTGTGCTAGAGACATCGAGGATGTCCCTATATGCCTCTCTAAGGGCTTTTTGAACACCCTTTAAGGTAAACTTCGTCATGTGAGCTTTAAAGCGTTTCTCGAACACATTTAGTAGCATACTTCGAAATGATGTATAATATTCTCTATTGTTTTTATTTTTACAAAGATTATCAACAGAAGACTCTTTAGAGCCATATGTCCATACCCAAGAATATTTATCCTTACTAAGTAAATAACGATTTTTACCAAGTACTTTATTATAGAATATGTTATCTTTAATATTCATTTCTTAACTCTGTTCCAAATATCTTTACAATCACATTTGTTTCCCCATTTGCACCATGCATAATGTGTTACAAATCCAAGTATAAATCCTACTGTAAATCCTATCATATACTCCTCCTTAGTAAATTAACCAATTAAATCCTGTAGATGCTGAATAACTTTGTATATCGTACATATTGATATATCTTGTTTGGACAAAGACTCCAAACTTATTAGATAGTTTCCATCCTAAAACTAATCCAGTATCATAATCCATACCATATTTAGCATTGTCATAGTTAAAACTATAATCACTCATTCCTTCATTATAGGGATAAGCAGTAACCCATAAGTGAAACCAATTATCATCTGTATATTTATAATAATCTACACCTAATGATAGTGCTAATTCGTGCTGATAACCAAGACCACGTGCAAATGTATCATTGTAATCCTCTACAATATCTCCATAAATTGTTTGATAAAACTCTTCATCACTTTTCGCAACGAGTGTTCCATCTACATCGGTCCAATACCAATCCCAGTATTCATAGCCGAAAGCAGTCCACTGTTTTGTCCATTCGTCTTTATAAGGTCCATTTGCCCAACCTTCTTCATCCCAGGCGAGAATCCAAAACGGGAAAAACTCACTGGTATCAATACCTTTTTCTTCCCAATATAAATCTATTGGTAGAAAATCTAAATATGCTGGATGACTTCTTCCTGCAATTCCTGCACTAAAGTCCCAGTTCCCTTTATTAATTCTATATCGCATATCTACTGCACCAAATTCTAAGTCTTCTAACCCCATTGCATCATAGTTAGCTTTAAAGATAAACTTAGGATGTAAGTATCGTAACATATATTCGTGATTATCAAATGATTCACCAAATTGAGTATGTTTAGAATATTCTAATACATATTCCCAACCTTTTGCCAACCCATTCCCAATGGCTACACCTTCATTAATTCCAGTTTCTTCTCCTGTGTAGAATTTTCCTGATTTATTCTCATAACCAAATCGTGCTAACTTTCTAATTCCAAAGGTTAATGAACCGTGGTCTTCTAACTCTTCTTGTAGTTCTTGTAATTGACCATTACTTACTTGATAAGTTTGGTTTGTAGTTAAAGGACTCGTTAAATTATAGGCACCATAAATCGTACTAAACTTTAAAAAATCCTGAGCACATAATGAGCTCATTAATAATATTCCTGCTATTAGTTTTCCAATCATTGAAATCTCCTTAACATTATTTCATCAATTTCTTTTTTTATCTTGGACAAGATAGTCTTTTCATCTAAACGAAATGCTAATCCTGCCTCAAATCTTTGTAATTCTTTTCCTTTTTCAAATATAATAATCGTTGGTACTGATTTAATATTCCATTCTTCTGCTAATACTGCACCATATTCTTTATTGTCAATACTTGCTTCTACAATAAAACAATTTGTTAATTTAGAAATATCTATTGATGCACTTAAATTCCAATCAGCATTCACTTGCACTACTACACACCCTTGTTGACTCAAGAGTTGTACTTGTTCTAAATTCTTTAACTTATCTTGTGATAATAATAACGATGACCATAAAAATAAGCCAACTAACACACAGGATAAGCCATATGTAATTTTTTCTCTCATAATCATTATTCACTATTGATTCATCAACATACGTTCAATATTTTTAACATCTTCTTTGATTTCTTCCACATCTTCTTGCGTATTCATAATGGTATCACGAATCATTTGGTCTTTTAAATCATATTCAGTTCGACCAACTTCAGGTACAGGTAATTCCTTTGCTTCGGCTATTTCGCCTAACAATGAAAAATATACCCCCACTACCATTATAAGTGTTACTACAACTGAAGCAATCGTTTCCAACTTTAAGGTTAATTTCGTGTCCTTACCAAGCTCCACGATACTATCCCTTGATTGCTTTGTATTCAACAATATCTGCTTTAAGTTCAGTTACTTGTGCTTCTGCCCTTGCTAAATCTGCTTCTGCTTGTGAAATTGCTTCATCAACTGGTTTTGATTCAGTCCAATCCACTACTTCTACATCAGCACCTGCTGCATTTTTAAAAGTTTTAAGATGCTGAATTGAAACTTTTTTAGGTGCATCTACACTTGATACTGCTTTTTCTGCTATATTTTTAGCCATTTTTATCTCCTGTTATATTTTAACTGTTCAAGATTTGCTTTTAACAAATCTATTTCTTCTTTCAGCTCTTGTATAGCTGAAACATACATTGCATCTTTGTCGTTTAACTTAGATACAAAACTTTGTCCTTTAGTATCTTTTACATACTCGTAATCTTTTTCTTCTTCTTTAATTTTTTTAGTATTAATCCAATACTCATCTACTTCTTTTACTTCTTGAGCTATAAATCCTCGTCTTGTTCCTTCTTTGTGAATTTCAGGATTTCTCCACTCAAAGTTTCTTGGTTGTAATTTAGAAATAATATCTAATCCACCTTCAAAATTTTCAATATTCTTCTTTAATCTTAAGTCAGAATTAGATGCGATAGAAGTATCTGTTGCAGTCAAATCTCCATTAGATGCAATTCTAAAGTGTTCAGTTGGTCCTGCTGCACCATCTGCAGTAGTTTTAAACATTAGTCTTCCTGGTGTATCATTGCTACCTGGTGTTCCATCTACTTCTGCTTCTAATTGTGCAATATAAGAAATCATATCTGAACCATCTGAAACACACCAGTTTATCTCTCCACAACTATCATCATCTTGAACAACTGTATTTGAACCTATCGTTCCATTTCTTGATTTAGCAAAGTTTATTTGTGGCGCACCAGCATTATCACTAAATCTTCCTATAGTTAAAAGACTATCTCCACCACCAGTTCCCAATACTTGAAACGAACCTGTTCCACCTACAGTTGCTATTTGAGCAGTTGCACCTACTATTAATGCACTTGCACTTTCATCTACATATACCTTTCCATTGCATATATCAACATCTCCACCATCTTCATTTAATAATAATGTATTAGAACCACCACCTGTTGTTGTAACATTAATTGCATCTCCTGCAATTTCCATTGTTCTATTATGTCCATTTCCTGGATTTACTATAAAGAAGTCATCTGTTCCACCACCATTATCTGATACAGATAATCTGTGTGCAGGTGCTGGATTTCCAATACCAACATATCCTGAACCTGAAGCAGTTATCCTCATCACTTCAGTTATCCTTGTTGTATTTCCAGTATGAAATACTAAACCTTGTGCTGCACTACCACCATCATCATAAGAACTAATTGCTGCTGTAAGAGTAGTAGCATCTTCTCCAACTCCAATTAAAGGTTGAAAATAATCTGCTGTTTGAACTGCATCTATAAAAATAGCACAATCTGAAGCATCTTCAAAATCTAAAGCAGAAACACCTGCAGTTCCATTGCTAATATGAAGTTTAGCAAATGGACCATTTGTTCCTATACCGACTCTTGAAGTTCCAGCATCACAGAAGAATAAATCATCAATAGTATCGCTTTCAACTCTAAAATTAGTATCTACTTGACTATCATTAACAACAACCTCTCCATTGCCCTCGTGTAGTCGTAACATATTTCTACCACCAATGTAGAACATTACATTGTCAGCACTTTCTTCATAGATGTAAGTATTACCACCACCATCTAAGTAAAGTTTCTTGGTAGCTGCTAAAGTTGTATCTACTGCAATATCAACAGAATTATTATCATAACTCCATCTTGCATTGCTTGTTCCACCTGCATAGAAACTTACTGTATTAGCAGAAGTTTGGCTTATAAAAGTATCATCACCACCATCTAAATAAAGTTTGTTAGTAGCATTTATTTTTACATCTCCAACATTAGCAACTGTTTGTGCTTGAAAGTTCATTGGTTGATAAAAGGTTAATGTATTGGAAGTATCTTCAGTAAATCGCATAAATTCAGCACCACCAGTAAAGAATCTTAATCTATCATCTACATCTTCTCCGATATAAGTATGTGCACCACCACCAAAGAATAGTTTTTCAGCAACTGGTAATGTTAAACTACCTGCATTAATAGTTACATCTTGCGAACTATCAATAGTCATAGCAGTAGTATTATTTGCACTTGCTAATCTTAATATTCCAGATGAGTGTGCAGTTTTTAAAGAAAGAGTTTTATCGTAATAATGATAAGCAAGTCCTGCTCCATAGGCATCATTATCACTTCCAAAGATTAATGAGCCAGTTTCTCCATTACTCTCTCCTGCTAAAATACTAATACCAGTATCAGCATTACTTTCAATAACTAAATCATCTCCATCACTATCAGGAGCTACACTTGCATCAGATTGATAAATGTGGACTTTACCTTCAGGTGATGTAGTTCCAACCCCTAAACTCGTTCCATCAAAAGTAAGATTGGCTTCTGCGTTCATAGCATCTGTGCCAGTAGCAGTTACAATATAGTTGTTAGCACCATTAGCCATAAAGTCTGATACATCTACTGAAACTGTAGTGCTTGATATGTCTATACCTGTTCCTGCTGTATCAAGTGTTGCGTCTAACTGTGTTTGAATATTTGATGTTACTCCATCTAAATAATCAAATTCAGTATTGGTAACGCCTGTTGCGTGTAAGGTATCTAAATAATTTAATTCTGTAACACTTCCAGTATATCCATCTAATACATTTAATTCTGCAGGAGTTGATGAAATTGCAGTTGAAGTTGATGCTGCTAATAAAGGAATATATCCAGTTTGATTGATTAAATATTGTGTGTGGTCTGCTGTTGGGTCAACAATAGATAGTGTTGTTTCGTAAGAATCGGCAGTTGCTCCTTCAAAGATAACTGCATTTGCAGCTTCCATTGTTACTGTATCTGCTGTAGTCGTAGTTCCTGCTACGGTTAATTTAGGAACTAATAATTCTCCTGTGCTTGGATTATATCGTAATGCACCAGTATCATCTAATAGTGCATTGGATTCATTATGAAATACTACTGGGAAATTTGTATTTGCTGTGCTATCTGTAACAGTTACAGTTGTAGCTAAAGTTGCAGTATCTGCATTTCCAGTAACATCTCCTGTTATATCGCCTACAAAAGCAGTAGATGTAACACTTGTTGCTCCTGTTACTACTCCTGCATCTACACTAATTGTGCCATCTAATAAAATTGCAGAACCAGAAGCAGGTTCAAGATTGATTGCTGCACCAGAATCTAAAGTTAAGACACCTGCCGAATCAATATCTACTGTACCGTCTGCTGTAATTTGAATGTTTGCTGCTGCTGCTGCTGCATCAGTTGTAACAACACTAAGAGTTCCGTTAGTTCCTGCTGTAAATACAGCCGTGTCACTACTAGAACCTGTCATCGTTATAACCTTACCGTTTATAGCGACATCATCAACTGTTAAAGCTGTCAATGTACCTAAACTTGTAATGCTAGTTTGTGCTGCAGTTGTAACAGTTGCTGCTGTACCTGAAACGTTACCAGTAACATCTCCTGTTAAAGGACCAGCAAAGGCATCAGAAGTTACTGTCCCATCAAAGTAAGCATTTTTAAATTCTACTCCAGATGAACCTAAATCAAGTATATTATCAGCTCCTGGTGTTAAAGCTCCATCTGTAAGTATTAATTGTTTTTCATTTCCAGCATAAAAGTTAATTGTATCTGCAGTTTCAAAATCTATTTTTGTTTGGTCATCTTCACCAATTTTAATATCTGTAGCTAAAAGAGATGTAATTACTGTTTGTGCTGCATCAATTCCTATTACAGCACTTGAAGCTGTTAAACCAGTCCCTGCAAATAACGTAGCTATATCATCTATGCTTTCACGGCGAGTAGGGTCTCCTGACTGGTCTTCGTCTGAGAAAGCAATATAATCTCCACTTGTAAGAATAGCTTCTGTTAATGCGTGTACATCTGACTCTATTACAGAGTCTGTAGCTGTTAGTCCGTTTCCTGCAAATAAAGTCGCAACATCAGCTAATGCTTCTTTTGCGTGTGTTCCTGTTGCACCACCATCTAAAAATAATATATAGTCTCCATTGGCGATAGCAGCTTCTCCTGCTTCGGTCAAGTCTACATTAATAGTAGTTGAACTTAAATCTATTAATGAACCAGCTGTATCTAGTGTTGCATCTAATTGTGTTTGAATGTTTGATGTTACACCATCTGTATAATTTAATTCTGTTACGGTTGCAGAAATTCCATCTAATACATTTAACTCGGCTGCTGTAGAAGTAATAGCTGTTCCACCATATTGTAGTGTACCAGCTCCTGTGATATTAACAGCAGCACTACTTAATTCTAAAATACTATCAGTAGCTTCGCCATCTGATACAGTCCTTAAAGTGCTATCAATACCAGAATTGCTATTAGAAACCTGTAATAGGTCCTTATAAGTGTCTTTTACTCTTGTTCCTGTAAGTGTAGCCATAATTTATTTAAAACTAAATGGTAGAATTGCTCTAGTTCCGCCTGTTTTGTCACTCTTTTTAGAGCCATACCTTATTAGTCCTTCCTTAAAGTTGTTTAAAAATACTTGCCCAGACTGCATTTTAATTGCAGATTGATTTGGGTCTTTCTCTCTTGCTGCTGCATCAAATAATAAGTGTGCTTTTACAAAATCTATTAATAGGGGTTGTAGTTGATTGTCTAAATCTACTGTACTACCTGAACCAGTTACCGCTGTTACTTCGTCTGGTTCTGCATAATAAGAAATCAACAATCCATTTGTAACATAGTCTGAACCAGAACCAATGATTGCTGCTTTATATTTGCCCGTAGCGGTTTCTGTAGTACCACCATCGTCTTCTGTAGTAGCTATAGCAAGTTTATCTCCCTCAACCCACCATACAAATGAATCGGAAGGGTCGGTATATGTGCTGGTTACTGCTGCCATTTTTTACTCCGTATCTGTTATTTTAATTTCTTGATTTAATAATCTAGGTATTTGTATATATTCACTATCTGAATTTAAAATACTTACTCTAAATATTTTATTTATTGTAATATCTCTATCATCATCTAATCCATACCATAGTTGTTCATTTACCAAATTTGTTTTACCATATTCTGTTTTAATAGAATACTTTCCCATCTCTACCAATCCTTGATTGATTAGATTCATCACATAGTTTTCTCTAGCTTTTGGGACTGCTTGTCGTACTCTACTTAATATTTCTCTTACACTAAATTCTATTGCTGCCATTATTCATCCTCCCATTTTTGAGTAACATCTGCCCAGTCCATAATAAAACTTGCCCAAAGAGAAAAACTGTCCAGAACTTCAGCCCAAACTGAGCCTATAGAAGATAAAGCTTGTTCTGTCCAAGTTGTACTTGGAGCAATGCTTTGCTCTGTCCAGCTTGTCTTAGGCATTTGTTCCTCTTAGTGATTGTATAAATTCTTTATATCGTGCATCTACCATTTGATACTGCTGAGTATACCAGTTATATTTAGCGGTATCTACAGCTAGTCTTCCTTGCATTTCTTGTAAGTATCCTGATGCAATACCAATCTTAGATTGTATTTCACCTGCATACCCTTGAGCTGCCGCAACATAACTTGCTGCAACATTTCCTTGTGCTCCTACTTGTGCCAACCTTTGTTGAACTTCTGTACCATAAGAATTTACTTCAGAAGCTCTTGCAGTTGCTTCTTGTAAGAAAGCATTCCCAGCTGCCAACCTAGATTGAGATTCGGCTCTTTTAGCTTGGGCCTGTCCTAGTCTAGCACTTACTTCGTTTCCATACCCTGAAGCAATACCTAACTTAGTTTGTATCTCATTAGAATACCCTTGTGCAGCTGACGCAAACCCTTGTCCTGCTGCTAAATAATTTTGTGCTGTTCCTAAAAATCCTTGTGCTGCTTTTGCATATCCATCAGCAACTCTTGAATATCCAGCTCCATTTTGTATATATCCTTGAGCAACACTAACCTGTCCTTGTATTTGAGATATTCTAGCATTTACTTCGCCCATATAAGATTGTGCTTCCCCCGCACTCGCATTCGCCTCTGCTAAAAATGCATTACCAGCATTAATTCTATTTGATGCAGTATTAATAAACATTTGAGTTGTACTTATATATGCTTGTACTTCAGCAGCATATCCCTGTGCAGAATTAATATATGCTCCTATTGCAGAATTATATCCATTAGCTATTCCTATTTCGGCCTGTGCTTCTGATAAACGATTTTGTGCAGTACTAATATATGCTTGTACTGCTTGTCCTTTTGCTCCAGTAAAGTTTACTCTTGATGTTACTTCTGTTGCAAAACCATTTATCTCTGCTGACAATCCATTAACAGCAGTTGAAAATTCTTCTAAATGGATTCTTGCTCTATTCTGTTCTGTTTGTGCAATAGATAAAGCACCATTCATTAATTCTACATCTTCATCAGTATATAAATAAGTTGCCGCATCCCCCGCTGCATTTCCAGTTGGAGCATTAGCTCCATCATCAACAATTTTTTGTGCATTATCTAATGCATCTTTTACTTTAGTAAACCCTGTACCTGTGGTGTATTCTGACTCATCTCCAAATAATACTGGGTCTCCTCCATCAGCTCTAAACCTATCTACAGCTGTATTAATCGCATCGAGTGCTGTTTCAAAATCTCCACTATTATCTGTCTGAGTTGCTATCTCTGCAGCTTCTGCTTTTGCTAATACTATTTCAGCTGCTGCTAAATCTACTGCAGCTTCTGCAGCTGTTAATCTATCGTTGATACCAGGGTCTGCAGTGATTAAAGCTACGGCTGCATCTACTTGAGTGTTAATTAATCCTAATGCAGTTGCTACTGCACTATCATCTGCTTCTAACTCTGCTTGAGCTGATTCTAAAACCGCTGCATCAAATTGACCATTAGCAAGTGCTACTGCTGTATTAACTCTTCCTGCTGCTGTAGCGATTGCTGCAGTGGCTGTATCTATACCGCTATCAACTAATACTGCTGCTTCTGCTAATTCTACTTTAGCTAAATCTAATTCAGCATTATCTAAACCAGTTTCTGCTGCCATTTTATCTACTTCAGCGTTGGCTAATCCTATTTCTGTAAGAGCAGAATCTGCTTGAGCATTTATTAATTGAACTTCTGTATGTACATTATCTGCTATAGATTGTAATTCATCTAATTCTGTATTGATTGCAGTTAAAGCTGTATTAATATCTCCTTCTGTATCGGTTTCTCCTAAGTCTAACAACGCATCGCTTTTATCAAACTCAGCATTAGCTAATTCTATTGCAGCATTAATTTTGTCTGCTGATGTATTCATTGCTGCTAAAGCTGTATCTACATTATCATCTACAGTGGTAACTGTTTCTAATATTTCTGCTACAGCAGAATCTACTTGTGTGTTAATTAAATCACAGACTGTTTGGGTTTCATCTAATTCTGTATTCACAGCAGTTAAGGCAGTAGTAATGTCTGAATTAGATATTGTATCAGTCATTAATCGTTGTAATGCATTTCTTGTTGCATACAAGACAACTGCTGGTTCTGCTTCGTCTGGGAAATTTGTTATAGAAGAATCATCATAAGTAACTGCTGAAAAATCAAAACTGATATGAACTAAAGACATATCGTTTGTAGAAGCACTTGTAGGAAATACTTGTAATGTATCTCCATCAACCCAATATGCAGGGTCACTTGTTGTTGCATATTCCATGTTGCTTGAGTCTTGTATGATTCCTTTTTTAGTTGGTGCAACTTTTATACAAGGAGTAAGAAAACTACTATTGTTCGCATCTTTTCTTAAAACTCCTAAAACTTTTTTTCCTTCAACATCAACAGTATTTTCAAATACAGAAGTTGATGCTACTTCCTCAAGTCTTAGCTTAGGTATAAAGTTAATAACTTCTTTAGCTCCGTCTTGTAGCCAACTACTTATTGCTGTATCATCTCCTACAGAACCTGTTATGTCTTCTACTTGTACTTTAAACGTTGCCATTATTAATATCCTTTATTCATTTCTTTTATTTTTCCTCTATACCATTTGGCTTTTTTTCCTCTTGCTTGTTGAGGGTTGGCTTCTTTGCTCCATCCAGACCAATGAAAGTCTAACCAAGCATCTTCCATAGAGAGCTCTCCAGAGCCTAGCTTTCCTAATTTAAAATCTGGGTCTTGTTGCTTATCTGCATAAAACAATTCATCTTGTAAATTTTCTGGAAGTTTAGAAAAGTCTATATTATACGAAGGGGAATCTAGATTGTTTAAATCAAGTAATGTAGACCATTCTTTTGGTATTTCCATACCATATCCCTCATAAGCATTTATTAATCTTTTCACAGCAGTTTCTGCTGCCCCTTGAGGGTTTTCATCTAATCCTCCAGTAAATACATTCATTTCATACTGATACTTACCTCTTCCTGGTCCACCTGATTCTTGTATTCTATCTGGTATATTATCTGATTCTACCCATGCAACCTTACCTCCAAAAGATTTTAAAGAGTCAGCAACAGCTTCTGAACTATCTCCATACAAGTTTTTTCCATTTTGTCCATATGGCTTACCTTGTTCAAGAACCTCCAACAAAGGACTTTCTAATTCTTTAATCTTTTTATATTGTTTGTCATCAATAGCTCCTTGCATTAAACTATTTTCAGGACTAAAAAGTTCTTTTTCTATTTCACCAGGATTCATAAATCCTTCTTCATCACTTTTATATACCATATCAAAGTATAATTCTTTAATCTCTGTAACATTTAATTTGTCTATATCTGATACACCTAAGCCTATCAATACATCTTTCATTTGTTCTGCAAAAGTTTTATTCATTAGTATCTTCTACGTTTAGGTTTTCTAGGTTTTGGATATGGTTTTCTTTTTTTCATAATTCTTCTCACCTTTGCTTTTTCTTTTCCCCATTTCTTGGTATTCCTTCCCACTAATTTTTAACTGTTATGGGTTTATCATCCCACTGAATGGAATCGTGTAATTTTTTATTAGCTTTCAATGCTTTTTTTTTCTGGTTCTCTTTTATATGTGTATTCATATCTTTTGTTCCAAAATTTACTTGGTCTGTCCTAATTGCTCTTGCCCAAGAATTGTCTTCTCTCACAACAAACTGTGGTGTCCACCTAGGCTTTGAAGCCCTCTTCCCACAAGAACGACAATTAAAATATCCTTCAGGATTGGGAGCATCACAATACTGACAATTTTTATCCATTAAGTATATAATATAATATAAGCTACTCTTGATATATCAAGTTTCACACATTGAATGTCTATGATTGCTTGACTAGTACTATCTAAAGCATTCACTGCTGCTATAATATCTGCTGCTAAAGAGCCAGATACTGAGTCAGCTGCATCGCTTATATCATTAATAACTATTTTTACATTAGCATTATATGCTGCCATTTTATTCTCCTATTAAGTTATAATCTTTAGGATGTTCGGGGTTGAACCTTTCTACGAACAACCCCACAGTCATCCAAAACTGCTACCCTTATTGATTCGGGTAATATTAACTTGTGGTTACTGCTCCGTCTTTACCAGATTGACCGTTTAGATACCAAGCACCTGCAAAGGCGTCAATTTCTATAAAGTCTCCCTTTAAAGCAGAGGTTCCTAATATCACATTAGAAACTCCAGTAGCTCCATCAGCACTTGAACCTGGACCATCGTCTCCAGTATCAACTTCAGTTTCGTTGATTTTACCGAATACGATAGCACTACCAGCTGCAATCGTTATTGCAGCAGTTGGTGTGTTTTCTTGAACCCAGAACTTATAGTGCATACCGTCTCCAATATCTCCTCCAGTCGGAAGAGTAATTGAAAAGGCACCACCAGAAGATTCTAGCCAGAAAACTTTTCCACTATCAGTAGCAGCAAGAGTTCTTGCAGCACTAATTAGTTCTGCTTTTTTCTCGTAGGATGCCGTTTTACCACTATTTTCATTTAGATAATCACTTCTCATCTTACTATACTCCTTCTACATTAAATAGTGCATGAGCTTCAGGTAAACATACCTCAAGACCAGCCTCGGTAAGAATCACGTCTTTTCTTAAGTCCTCATCTGCAGCTTGTACATTTGTTTGAACTTGAGTATCACGATTGATTCCATTACCAACTAGAGGTCTATAGTATAGTTGAGACATATCAGCCATCAACATTAATCCAGCTGAGTGCCCTCTAAATAGAGGTTGTTTCACCATGTATAGGTCTCCGTGCACTGTGTTAATTTCCATAACTTTGTGACCGAATGAGCCTTCAGCATTGTTCATATTAACTCTATATGGACTGTTGCTGTAGCCAACAGATGCATCAATAAATGCACCGTCACCAAGTTTATTGAAAATGGTAACTATAGGTAAAGAAGCCATAACGAGTTTTTCGTTTGAGCCTCCTCTTGCTGGGTCAAA